AGTTACTGCTACCGATAAAGCGAACGATTTACCACTACCTCGTGGGGCTAGAATAGCTAATTTCTTTTGCTTTCCATCGTGTCTATTAGTTAGACATTCTAAAACTATATCTTCTTGTAATGGTCGTAATCTTAATGGTCTTTGCTTTCCATCGATTAAGTAAGCAGAACAAAAAGCTCTAACTAACTTTCTCATTTTTTCTTTATCTAATCTACATTTATTGAATATATTTTCTAATTCTCTTGAATCTAATCCACCCTTACCTGTCAGAAGCGTCTTTAGGTGATTTTGTTTTTTCATCATTTGATAATTCCTCTAAAAATGCACCAAAGTCCGCAGTATTTTTTTCTACATCAGTTGGTACTTCTATATTCAATGCTCTGAATTCAGTATGGATATCTCTAACTATTTGGTTTCGTTGTCGCAATAACTCTGTTCTAGCGTTAACATCCCGAATACATATAAGAATTTCTTCCCACAACACGTCTTCCAGCGCAAGATTACGTGCCAGAAGTCGGACAAGTTCTTTATGACGTACATATTCTGCCTCTCCAACTCTCTGACGTAATCGAGTCTCGTATTCCTCTACGTTCAAAGACCTTTCCCTTCATCGAGGGCTGCTTTGACTTTAGACTTAACAAGACCAGCTAGCTCGTCATCTTTCTCGTCCCAAGCTGTAATTAATACATTTCGGACTAAAGAATCTTTAACGTGCTTTTGTGCTGTTTCATCTAGCTTTTCAAAAGCTTTTATCTGGGCTTTTGTTAGGTTCTTATCAAGTAAATCCATTAACTCAGCTTCGTTATTCTTAATATATTTAAAAACTAACTCTTTGACTGCTGGTATAGTATAAGCTACATAAGCGCTTAATACTAATACTGATGCAGCTAAAGCTGCTAATAATGGTTCGTCCATTAAAGCGTCTAACATTCCAGATTCTTCTACAGTATCTAAGATAGCAGTTATATTACCTTCATCTGCTGTCTCATTACTTGCTGTTTCATTGTTTGTATTGTTCATATGTTGATATCTCCATATTGGGACTCCCACGTGGCACTTGCGATAAGAACCTGTGAGGCAATGGCCCTAAGGCGAGAGCCCATACATAATTAGCATGGCTACCTATATAAAGCTTACCATTTAACTCGGTTGGCCCAGTAAGCAGCAGACATCTTTCCCTTCTTGATATTCTTAGCGTGGCGCGCTTTAAAACTCTTTCTTCGGGCATTAGATTTCTTGTCTGTTTTCTTACCAGCAGTGCTTACACCTTGCTGACCAAATCTAATTAATTTAGTCTTACCTCCTTCTTTAGCCACAACTACGTGTGACTTTTTAGGGTGGTTAGGTGTTCTTTTAGGTTTATTGTAACCTGATACTCCTGCTCTAGTTAATTTAGCATCTTTTTTCTTTTTAGGTGCCATTAATACTTCTTCTTTTTAGAAGTCCTCTTCTTGGCAGTCTTTGCTGCTCTTTTGAATTGTTTAGCTGTTGGGCGTCCTTTAGCTCCTTTCTTCTTCATCTTTTCACCAGAACCTTTTTTAATACGTTTTCTTTTTGCGTGTATGTTAGCATACAAACCTTTTTTCTTAGTAGCCATTATTTCTTACCTCCTTTCTTTGGTCTTAGACTTGGGTATTTTTTATAAACAGCTCTTTTTATACCAGCAGGGCGTGGAGCATTGTGGGCTAACTTAAGAGCTGATTTAGCTCTCTTTAATGTATTAATAGGAAAACTACCGGCTGGCGCGCCTCCAGAAGGGCCAGCAAATGCTATACCCTTCTTATACTTTCCTACGTTAGAACCACCCTTTCTCTTACGTGCTGCTGCTTGTTTTTTCTTTGCGGCTGTAGTTTTTTTTCTTGGGGCCATGTTTAACTCTGTGTTACCTGGTAATTAATCATAGCTGTTGCAGTTGCGCTTCCGGCTGCGTCATTAGTTGTAAACATTGTAACCGTTGCTGGTCCTTGTACAACAAAATTTGCTGGG